AGAACGGAAGCAACAGTTACAACAACGCCAATAGTTCAACAGCTAGATGTTAATACAGGTGTAAGACTTTACTTAGAGCGCATGAATTTTGGCAAGTACATGGACTCAACAGTTACAACAAGCTCATCAGCAACAGGAGCGGTAACAGGTTTAACAACCCTTGCAGGTCAAAAAGTGTATGCAATAGCGGATGGTGCAACTAGTGGCCCATTCTTTGTAGACTCAGCAGGCGCAACCAATATTAAATCAGAGTTCGCAGCCGTTGACATTGGTATACAATACAAGCCTGAGCTAGTGCCAATGCCATTGCTTACACCTGGACAAGATGGGGACAACACCTATTCAAATAAATATGTTCAAGATATGTTCGTTGATTATGTAGAATCACTTTATTTGCAAGCTGGCTCACGCCCAAGCATAACAGACATACCAAACATGCAACTAGGTAACTACACACTAGGTCAATCAGTACCACCGCAAACAGGAGTGTACGCAATACACCCTCGCGGTAGCTGGAACCCTAGACAAGAATTATATATAACGCAATCACAGCCCGGCCCTATGACTATCATCGGCATAGGCTACCACGTAGAGGTAACATAATGTCAGGAATAACAGGTCAAGCGGTAGGGCTAGCAGTAGGCGCGGCAGTTGGTTTTGCAATTGGTGGGCCTGCTGGCGCAACGGCTGGAGCATCGGTTGGAGCATCAGCAGGCGGGTTCCTTGATTCATCAAATGCAAATAATGCTCAGTCTCAACTTGAAACATCAGCACTCAATCTACAGTTAGAACAAGCCAGGCATTCGGCTGCTGAGAAATCAGCCATACACGCTGGAAACTTTAGGCAGGCGTTAGCTTCACAAGTTGCATTAGCTGGTATGCGTGGCGGCTCAGGCTCAGTGATGGGCCAGTTCTCATCAGCATCATACAGAAACTTCTTACTAGACCAGCAAGCAATTGACGTAGGCTTATCAATAACAGAGGCTAGCGGTGGATTAGCTAGAGCTGACTTAGCAGGAAGAAGCGAAGCAAGAAACGCTAGAGCTTTAAGCGGTGCAGTTTCAAGCGGTACTAGAGGTCTTAACCTTAATGTTTTTTGATAGGAATAATAATGGCTAACGAACAAACACCAATCCAAAGACAGGTTTTAACGCCTACAGTTAACGTTCAAGCTGGCTCAGGTTTTGAATCATTAGGTAATGCAGCTACAGCACTAGCAACACAAGTATCAAATAAACTTTCTGATATAGCTATAGAGCAGGCAGCACAGAAAGGTGCAGCAGATGGCGCAAGCGGTAAAGCACCAGAGACTTTAATGCCTGGGCTTACTGCTGCAACCTCTGCATATAATAAAGGCGTCACGTCCGCTGAATCAAACAGAATAATTGAGTCAGGCAGACAGCAGATAGAAGAAGCTTTTATTAAAAGCTCTGACCCTGCAACCTTTAATGCCAACACACCAGCAGAATTTAAGGCTCAAGTTACCGGCATAACTCAAGGAACATTGGAAAATACTAGGCCAGAAATTAGAGCTCATGTACAACAATCTTTAAATAGTATGTCGCGCCAAGCTTCAATGAAAATGCTTAGCCATTCAATCGAATTTGATAATAAAAAAGTGGTTGATAACTTTGGTTTTGATATTGATAACTATGTTCGCGATAGAAGGAACCTAGCAATCAAAGGTGATGTTGAAGGTGTTAAAAGAATTGATGGTCTAATTGCAGAAACAAAAGAAAATTATTCAGCTCAAAGCGAACAGATAAAAGCTTTGATGCCAAAGATTAACAAAAAGTTAGCACAGCAAAAAGATATTGATAACGTTCTAGCTGGCTACTCACATGCAACGACAGAAGAAAAGCCACAGTTCATGGCGGACTTGCTAGAGAACAAAGGCAACCTACCATTTGACACATTGCAAAAAGCATCAGCAGAAGTATTGAAGCTACACAAAACAGACACAGCATTGAAACATGATCTCAATGCGCAGGAAGTTTCAATAGTTAATGATGGCATTGTGTCAGGTCGCATTAGTGATGCAGACCAAATACTTAACTTTGATAATTTAAACGTCACTCAAAAATTACACGCAATGAGTGCGCTTGAAGTTCATAACAAAAAGATAAACACAGAACAAAATAAAATGCTGGCAGCACAGAAAGCAATCTTATTTAATCGCTCGGCTGTCATTGCAGACAGCACAAAGAACCAAATGTTTGAGCTTTCCAATGGGCAACTAGAAGCTGCAAAAGGTTCGCCAGCTTCATTGACTGACATGTCTCAATCACTTCTAGGAACTAATGCATATCCTACTAGCGGCCTGCCTAATACATCAATGAAAACTAACGTAACTGCTTTTGATTCTATTATCAGTGGCCAATTAACTGGGGGCGACCCTATGGCTACAGCTCAAGCAGCTATGGTTTTTAAAGATATGGTTAAGATTCAGGATCAACCAAACTCTGTTAGCATAAGCGGTAAAGCTTTATCAGTTGCAACATTGTTTAACACTCTCAACCAAGGCGACACAACACCAGAGAGAGCGGCAGAGCTTGCAATCAATCAGGTTCTTAATGCTGGCGCACCAGAGATAAAAGAAAGAACAGCGCGCTTTAACTCCTTGGCTTTCGTGGATAAAACAACAGGCAAGTCAAAGCTTGACAAGGCTTATCAAGATACATTCGGCACAGGCACTAGAAACTTTAAAACAGATTCAGCATTTAGTTTGTTTAAAGATATCTACCGAGCTAATTACCTTGCCGCAAACTCAGAAGAAGCAGCGCTAAGCGCAACAAAATATGCTATGCATTCTTATGGAACATCACCATATTTTGATGACGGAATGGTTGCCAGCCCTGTACCAGAAAAAGAATTATCTATTGCTAAGGTAGGCAGCACTTTTGATAATCAATTAAACATTGGTTTGCAAGGTGTGATTAGACGCAACCAACAGATGCGCGATGACGGTACGCCCGTTCCTGTTATTGAATGGGCAGACAAGAGCAGCGAAATAAACTTAGCTGACCTATCAGATGAATCAAAAGTTTTTGATAAGTTAGGAGCTGGAAAAGATCCCAAGATTAAAATAGATGGACACGAATCAAAAGTTGTCTTAGTGCCTGGCCCTGACTCAAAACTTGGTGATAGAGTTAGATACAACTACGGTTATTATGATCAGTTCGGCATGCTTCAAATGCTACCCGACGCATCAAATACCACAGGACACACCGCGCAGTTCTCACCAGTGGGTTTAGAAATGTGGTCGCCTGGTATCTTCGAAGAAAAGAACCAAGAAAAATTAACCGAGATTGCTAAGAAAATTAACCATGAAAAAATAAATGAAGCGATGACAGAGTTTAAAAAAATGAGCCCGCTACTTACTCGCAACATACCGTCATTTGCATTAACAAAAATATTTGAAATGGTAGCCGGTGAGCCTGACCCGTCAAAAATTGTTGAGTTATTAAAGCAGCGCATCCAAAAAGATACTACGCAAAAAGATATGGTTGATGCCGATGTTGTAAGTGTTAAGGATAATGAATGATGCCAGAAGATATCAACGAAGAACAAAAGAAGCCTGAGCTTAACGCAGACTTGTACGACATGCTTAGTCCTGGCCCTGCTGGCTACGTTCCTTTGCCAACTAACGTTCCTTACTCAGACCCGAAAGGCTCGACGTTTGTCGCCAACCTTAGAGACTCAACAAGCTGGGGCTACTTCATGAACACCGAGAGCAGCCACCTAGTTAATCAAAAGTCACTACCTATCAATGAAGTCTTGGCCAAGGTGCCGGATGATTTAATTGATTATGCTGATAAGTTTATGATGGATGCAACCGACGAAGACTTTAAATCAACTGAGTCAAAGCTAAGAACAGAACTTAATGATAAAGCTTTGTTTAATGCATACCCTAAAACAAGTCTTGCTACAGGTTTTGCAGCTCAATTACTAGACCCTGTTAATATTTTTATGCCTGGCTCGGTTCTTTTAAAGAGTGTCGAGCGTGAAGCTAGCCTACTAAAAACAATGGCTGGCGTGGGCGTAGCCGCTGCTGCTGCATCAGGAGTTCAAGAGGCTGTCTTACATCAGAATCAATTAACAAGGACAGCACAAGAGAGCGCATTTAATGTTGTGTCGTCTGGTATAATTGGGGGCCTACTTGGTGGAGCTATAAGCAAAGCCGTTAACAGTAGAGCGGCAGCAAAAGAATTGGTGGCAGTTAGTGAGCGAGCAAAGAAAGAAATTAACGACGACTTGATTGATGAGCCAAGAGCATTGAAAGAAAACGGCACGCTAAAGGATAATGATTTAGCTAACATGCCAGCACCATTTAGAAAGTTGATGGTCATTGGACCAATGAATCAGTTGATTAACTCACCGTTTAAAACATCAAAGTTTTTTGCATCAACCATGTACGAAAACAATTACACATTGAATCGCCATCTTGATTTAGATACGGAAGGTTCATCAGTAGAAAGATTAATTAGACAAGATAAAAAAGTTCATGAAGCTGTGCTAGTTGACTATCAAAATATATACATGAAGATGAACGGTGTCGAAGGTGGAATGTTTAAAGGGACGCGCGCAAAGATGGGCGACCCCGTAATGAATTTTGAAACATTCGACGAAGCTGTTTCGCATGTCTTAACATCAGGAGTTCAGCACGAGGTTGGACATGTCAATCAAGCTGCCGAATTATTAAGAACAAAGATCTTTGACCCAATCAAAAATGAATTGATTCGTACTGGAAATTTACCAGAAGATGTTTCGGTTGAGAATGCATTTAATTATTTTATGATTGTATACAACAAAGATAAAATCAGAGAGCAGGGCGGACGGTCAGCGCGTGGCGTTGGTTCATTCCCTCAAGCAATGTTCGATGGCTTCAAGGGTATACAAGGAAAGATTAAATCTTATCAAGACTCACCAGCCTTTCAAGATGTAACTAAAGAAATTAATAACAACAAAGAATTATTAAAGGGTGTCAACGCAGAAGATAAGAAAGGATTAAACAAACAGACAGCAGCTTTAAAAAAAGAAGCGCGTTCGCTTGAAGCAAGAAAGTCTCAGCGCCCACCCGAAGATATCAAGCAAATAAATAAAGAGATTAAAGAACATAAATCATCTATAGCAGCAGTCAGTAAAGAAATAAAAGACAGCATTAAAAAAGTTAATACTGATATAGATAAAGAAGTCTCAAAGATTAAAACGGATATGCTGGGGCATGACAAGCAAGCATCATCAGTTAAAGTTTCATTAGGTAAAATGCAAACTAGATTAAAGAACGCAAGAGCAAGACGCGAAGCTTTAAAAGAAAGGTTGAAGAGAACAAAAGAAGAATCAAAAACATTTGCAACTGTAACTAGTGAGCTTGATAAATCATCATCAACTATAAATGTTATTGAAAAAAATATATCAGGAATCAAAGACGACTTAGCTTTAATTAAAAAAGATAAAGCAGCAGCCACAGCAGAAGTAAAAGAGTTTCAATCTTTAAAGAAAAGTAAATCAAAAGAAGTTAAAGCCTTTGAAGATAAAGCGGGCGAACTTAAAAATAAAATATCAGAACTTGAGCTATCAAAGAAGCCAGGCAAGAAAGAAATTCAAGCACACGAAAATAATATAAAAGATCTCGAAGCTAAGATTAAACAAATTGATGAGTCAAAAGATATATCTGCCAAAGATAAAAAAGCATTGACCGATGAAATTAATCTTTTAGAAGCTGATCTAATAGCTAGAGCACCCAAAGGCACAGTTAATTCCAAGGGTGAACTGTTTAAAATTGTTGATGACCCTACACTATGGGGCAACGTAGAAAGTACAGTTGATCAAATCATGGGGCATAAAGACGGTGAGTTCTTGAATCCTATCTTATCTAGGTTAGGCGGCACAAGCGGCAAGCCTCTTAAGGCTAGAAAGATAACACTTGAACAGTTAGACCTTAGGGACTGGCACATTAAAAGCGCGTCACGGGTTGCAGAACTCTATTCACGGGCAACGCTTCCAGTGGTTCACATGGCAGAAGCGGCGAGAAGGTTTGGCGCAAATGATTTATCAGAACTTAGAACTAAAATTGACAGTGATTTACTAGAAGAATACAACGCAGCCAACGAAGGGTTGACAGGTAAAGCAGCCACTGACTTAGCAAAGCAACTAGAAAAAGACCAGAAAAATATTCTTGATAGCTTTGATATAGTCACAGGTGTCTACGGCTCAGGCCCTAACACTTTAAGTAATGGCGCAGCCGTGTACTATAATAATTTTTTAAAGTGGAATGCTTTAAGACTGCTTGGTTTTATGACCCCCTCATCTATACCAGATATAGGCATGCACGTTATGCAAGGGAGCTATAAACATATACATCATGGCTTAGTAAAAGTCTTTGATGGAATGAAAAGCATATCAAAGCAAGACATGCGCGCCATAGGTTATGCAATGGAAAGTGAAACAGGTTCGAGACTCAAGGCTTTTTCAGACCATGACAACCTAACTATCCAGCCTGGTATATTTTCGAAAGGCTTTCAAGAGTTAGAGAAAGGATTCGGCAACGCAACATTAATGAATCAATGGAACACATTGCATCAAAACATTGCCGGAACTGTAAGCATACATAGAACTTTAGAAACAATTGCTAACGTTATCGAAGGCAAAGCCGTACCTAAAAAAGATCAAGTAAGGCTAGCTAAGTTTGGTATAAGCTTAGATGATTACAAAACAATCTATAAGTTTACTAAAGATAACGTCGACCCTAAGACAGGTACACGCTTTGGCGATTGGGGTAACTGGGATATCAAAACAAGTGAAGACGCTAGGGCATTAAAACAATTTCAGGCAGCAGTAGGCCAAGAGATAGACACAATTGTTATTGTTCCTAGCCTGGGTGACAAACCTAAGATAGGGCATACAATGGTAGGAAAGTTTTTATTCCAATTCAAATCGTTTTTACTTAGCGCAACAAATAAAGTTTTATTCTCAGGCATACAGCGACGCGATGATATTAACGTATGGCTTGGCGCAGTATCAATGCTTGCTATGGGTGCGGTCAGCTATGTTACATCGTCGTACTTGAAAGGCAAAGACCCTGACTTATCACTTGGTAACTTAGCTCATGAATCAATAGACCGTAGCGGATTGCTTGGCATATTCATGGAGGTTGCAAACATTGGTGAGAAAGCTTTGCACTTGAATGGTGTGTCAAGATATCAATCAAGGAATATTGTTGGTGCTGCCGCTGGCCCTAGCTTTGGTGCTGTCTCTGAGATTGCGCAGGTGATAGGTAGTGTATCAGATGCAGTGAGGGACAAGGAACCAATCACAACACAAGACACTAAGAAGCTTAAAAGATTTATACCATATCAAAACTTGTTCTACTTCGATAAAATAACTAATGATATATTCAAACAGTTATCTATAAGCGCAGGTGCAACCGAATCATTAAGGGGTTAATAAAAAATGTCAAACATTAAGATACAAGATGTTGCACAAAGAATTCAGTACGTCGCAACAAATTTACAAACTGTTTACTCTGTGCCGTATCCATTCTTTGAAACAACCGACCTTGTAGTTTATCAAGGCTCGACCGTTCTTAATCTTGGTGCTGCCCCTGGTGAATATGGCGTATCAGGTGCGGGCAGTCCGTCCGGTGGTAGTGTGACCTTTGTTACCGGTGCAACTACAGGTGATATAATTACCATCACCGACAATCTAGCTATTGATAGAACGTCTATCTATTCAGCAACAATTTCTAATCTGTCAGGCGCAGACTTGAACGGTGACTTTAACCGTGAAGTTGTAATGCTTAAGCAGATAGAAACCAAGCAAGACTTAATGCAACTACAATACTATCCTTACGCTGAGGTATCACAAGACCCAACCGTAACAATAGATAGATGGTTGCCAGTACTAGAAGCAAGCCAAGTGTGGGTTAAGAATGCAGGCAATACAGCTATGGTTGCACTGTCTGCTCCTGCTGCCGGACTAGCCCCAAGTGATGCCACATATATAACACAAACTGCCAACTCAGATTTAAGTGCAGAGCAGGCATTAGGCGCTTTAGTTAGCGGGTTTATGTCAAGCACCACTACAACTGGAGTTGTTGCAAATAGAATCCTAACAGGGACAACAGGGCAGGTTGATGTAACTAATGGCGATGGCGGCGGCGACCCTGTTCTTTCTTTGTCTACCTCAGTTGATACCCCTGGAACTTTTACCGTAGGATCATCAACTGTAATCAGCTCAATCATTGATGATGATTCTATGGGCACCGCAGCCGCAACAAATGTGCCAAGCAGTGAATCAGTTAAGGCTTATGTGGATGCTGCAAAATCTGCTAGTAAAGTTAATAGTGTAGCTGGAACATCAAATGAAATTGTTATTGATAGTTCTGACCCAGTGAATCCTATTGTAGGTCTTGCTGATAATGCCGCTATGCCTGGTGTCGCTGGTTTGCAGCTTCCTACAGGAACTACAGCGCAAAGAGTTACCCCTACTTCCCCGGCAATTAACTTAAGATATAACACTGATAATACAGCCATTGAATATTATGACCACGGCGTCCCAGGCTGGGTTGATGTAGATACTAGCCCAATTGGCAATACTTTAAATTCAGTTCAATATAATAATGCTGGTGCGTTTGATGGCTCTGCCAACTTTACAACGGACGGCACAACTGTCGCTATTACTGGTGATTTAGATGTTGACAACATTAATATTAATGGCAACTCAATAATATCAAGTGATGCTGCTGGTGATATAAATTTAACTCCTAACACTACTGGTGATTTAGTTCTTGATGGTGTTAAGTGGCCGCAAGCTACCGGCACTATTGGCCAGGTATTGGAAACAGACGGGGTTGACCAGTCCGCTTGGGTTGATACTGTATCACCAGTCAACTTACAAGATGAAACGTATGTTTACGCTGTTGATACAGGCGCGGCTAATGCTCTTGTTGTTTCGTTTACTCCAGCAGTTCTGGCATATAAAGATGGTCAGAAGTTCAGTATTAAAGTTGCAGCCCGAAACACTGGCGCAACGACAATTAATGTTGATGGCTTAGGTCTGAAAGATGTTCGTCATACAGATGATTCGGTTTTGCTTGAGGGAAATTTACTTCCCACTAAAATTTACAGCTTCGTGTATAACGCTACAAGCGCACACTTTAAAGTTGAAGACCCTGAGAGGCAGCCTGTTTATGCTCAAGGTTTTTATAACGGAGGCACACTTGCTGATTTTTCTGCGGACGTAACTTCTAATGGCACAACCATTACTTTAACTTTTGAAGATGATGGTGGCGGCGATGTAACTGCATTTTTCAGTTCAGGCATTCATGTAATTGACTCTACTCCAGCATTAACAATTGCTTTAACCGCAGGAACAGCAGCCGTACCAGTTACTAACTACACTTATATTTTACAGTCAGCACCAAGCACGCTTGTTAACTCAACATCCGGCTGGCCGACTGCCGAGCATTTAACAGTTGCCGAAACTGTCTGCCAAACCGCAGCATTACTTCAAACTCAAGGCGCATACTCTCACCATGTATGGTCGGAACATGTAGCTGACTCTAGCGGTGAAGGGCAGATGGTTGATATAAACCGTTGGATTAGACATCAGCCTGCCACTTGGGTTTCTGGTATTGCAACTACAGCTCCTTCAATTGGAGCTGGTGTATTTGATATAGCTACATCAACCGGCTCTGTACTGCAATTACATGAGCATGATTTCCCTGCTTTTGACACATCAGGCGCAGACTTTGTGTTGGTTGCAAATGATAGCACTGGTGCTTATACGCAGTATGCAAATTTAACAACTCTAGTAACCGACGCTGCCGGTAATAGCTTGTCTGGCAAGTATTATAATATATGTGTATTTGGAGTTGTCAGCCAAAATGCAGCCGACTGCCAGCTAATGGTAAACCTTCCAAACGGCTCTTATAACCACTCTAGCTCAGCAGTGGATGATGTTGATAGTACGACTATATATACAATTCCTGGTGCATTCAAAGGCGCAGGATTCCTAATCGCTAGACTTACTATCAGGAATCAATCTGGCTCTGGCGGTACATTTACACTAGAAAACAACGAAGATTTACGTGGATTAGTTCCAGCTACAGCGACAGGTTCAGGCATCGGTGGTATCTCAGCATTGATAGATGATCCAAATCCTACGCTTGCCAATGATTTAAATATGTCAACGTTTGGCTTGAAAGATGCTAATGGTAATGCTTTGGTTGAATTCGGAACTACTGCTAGTGCAGTTAATGAGGTTACGGTTGCTAATGCTGCTACAGCAAATGACCCTACAATATCCGCTACAGGCGGCGACACAAATGTCGGTTTTAATTTAAATAGCAAAGGCTCAGGCAAATTAACTGTTAATTCTGGCGGCTCTACTGTTGCCGAAATAGTTTCATCCGCCGCGTCTTCTTTTGTTGGGCTGCAAGATTCAAGCGCTTTATATACTTATCTCGGCTCAACAAGCGGACTCTTCAAGATTCAAACTCCTGGAAGCGGCTATTCTACTAAGTTAGCCGTTACCAGTGCTGGTAATGTAGGGGTAGGTACTGAAGACCCAGCCGCTAAGCTTGATGTTGTGGGTGATATAGAATCAAGTACATGGGTAAAAACAGGGTCTTATACAGTTGCTGGAGTCCCATCAGCATCTACCGCAGGAGCCGGCTCATTGATTTTTGTAACAGATGAAACAGGCGGCGCAATAACCGCGTTTAGTGATGGCACTAACTGGAGAAGGATGACAGATAGAGCCGTCGTATCTTAAATAAGGATAGTATTTATGAAAAAACAAAAAGGATTTGCTCCGATGATGGTGATTTTTATCATCGCCGGAGCTTTGGCGGTCGGCTTTATATTTAAGTTGGCTACAAAGCATATAGATCACCCACTAGAACAAGTTAGCGAAAAAATTCTAGCTGACCATGGTATTGATATAGATTTTTCTAAAGATAAAAAAAATAAACTTAGAGGTAAATAATGGACTGGTCACTATACTCAAACTTTACACGTGCCGAGCTGCGATGCCGTTCAACAAATGAATGTGAGATGCGCCCGGAGTTAATGGAAATATTGCAATCAGTACGCACAGAGTACGGCAAGATAATAAATATTAGCTCAGGCTATCGCAGCCCTAATCATCCTATTGAATCAATGAAGGTTAAGCCGGGCGAGCATGCGCTAGGTCTTGCTGTAGATATTCTTTGCTATGGTGCTAAAGCTGTAGACTTAACAGAAATGTTTTTTCAACGTGGTATTAGACGTTTTGGCTTTCATCAAAAGGGTAATGCTAATGCTAGATACATACATGTCGGACTTGCTGATAAGTATTTTGCTGAGTATCCAACTGCTATATGGACTTACTAAATGATAAGTATCGAGCTACCTTGGCCCCCTAGTGTAAACAATTATTACAGGCGTAACAGTGGACGCTACTTTATAACAGCAAAGGGCGTTCAATATAGAATGGACACGAGTTTAATTTGCTTAGACCATCGCCATGCTTACGATAAAGATGCAAGGCTTAGTGTTACTATCTACGCGTACCCACCTGACAAGCGCAAGCGTGACCTTGACAATATACTTAAGTGCCTGCTTGATTCATTAGAGAAAGCGCAAGTGTTTGTTGATGACTCACAGATTGACGAGATAATTATAAGAAGAGTCAGACCTAACGACGGTAAAGTTATTGTGAATATCAAGCAGTGCTAGTAAAAGAAGTAGACTTCTTTAAAGATATCTTTAGAGCGTACCCTCATCAACGACAGTTTTTTGAGAAGTTTTTCTCAGGCGACCACAAGTTTTTTATAGAAAACGTGCACAGGCGAGGCGGTAAAGATGCAGAGTTCTTTAACCTGGCTTGGCTCTTTGCTGCGATGGAACCGGGCAATTATATCTATACTCTGCCTAAGATAGGTCAAGCAAAAAACGTAGTGTGGGAAGGTACAGACCTCGAAGGTAGAAGGTGGATTGATTTAATTCCTAAGCATCTACTGGCACGCGAGCCTAACAATACAGAGCGCAAGCTTTACTTTACCAGTGGGTCAATGCTTCATATCACTGGTGCTGATAGCATATTAGGATCACATCTAGGTAGTAACTTGCGTGGTATCTTTATGTCTGAGTACCAAAGAACTCATCCGATGATATGGGATTACCTGCGCCCAATCATACGCAGGAACCCCAAGGGCTTTGCCTGCTTCAACTTTACATCGTTTGGTCGTGGTCATGCCTACAAGTTAATGCAAGCTAACCTTGATAATCCTGAGTGGTCTTGCCGTAAACTTACAGTGGACGACACACGAGACAACGACGGCAATTATATATTCAGCCCCGAACAAGTAGAAGACGAACGACGTTCAGGTATGGACGAGGATCTTATTCAGCAAGAGTATTATTGTAACGATGACATAACAGTTAAAGGCACGTTCTTTTCTGAGCAGTTAGCTAGAACCAATGAAGCTGGGCGCATCATTAACGACATGCAAATCTATCCGGCATTGCCTGTGCATACATCGTGGGACATAGGAAGCCGAGACACTAATAGTATATGGTTCTTTCAAGTCATAGGCTCAGGAGCCAACCAACAGTTTAGATATTTTTACCAGCATGATAAAACTTACGGTGATATAGATTACTACATCAAACTACTGCATGAGATACGCGAGCGGTACGGGTTCAGTGGTTACGGTAAGCACTTCATGCCACACGATACAAGTCAGACCGAGTGGACGACAGGCAAGACAAGGTTGCATGCACTCATGCAGAAAGGTTTAAGCGTCGCGCTAGTGCCACGCGTTCGAGTGATTGAGCGCATACAAATGGCGAGGGCTAACTTTGATATGTGTTGGTTCGATGCCAAGGGCTGCAAGAATGGACTAGAAGCTTTAGCCTCATCACGTGCCAAGTACGACGAAACAAACAAATGCTTTAGCTCGGATGAGCTGCACGACTGGGCAAGTCACCCTAGCGCAGCCTTTCAGTACGGCCACGTCGGATGGCTTGACACATACAATAAACCTAAGATGTTTCAGCAAAAAGAATACGCTCGCAAGATGCGCTAGTCTTTCACCTCTTCAAAGTCTTCATCGCCTGCACCAATCTTTTGCGCTTGCTCTATCTGTGAAATTCTTTCTTCAAGTTCTGAATGCTCATTAATCTTGACCACACTTTCAACTACTCTCGATATTTGCACAGCCTCAAGCGATGTTAACTCACCATCCTCAATTGATTTAAGTAACGCCCCCATCTTATCATGAATCTTTTTCTTACTGGCTAAGCCCTTCACTTTAAGCTTACGCTGGGCGGGTAAGTTAAAACGGGTATTCATTGTCCTGTTATACATCCCCATGTTTAGCCTTGGGCCTTCGTGTTCTTCAATCATATGCTCACGACCGATTTTTAAATACCATGACTCAGCTTTAACCTTTGCTATTTTATAAGCCTCTTCAAACTCAGGTATCTTTACTAGCCATAAAGAAAATGTTTCCTCTGATATAGAATGAACAGCGCAAAACTCTTGTCGTGTCTCCCCTTCACTAAACCGTTTGATAATTTCTTTTTCCATTGATGCCTTATATTTTTCAGACACGTATTTTTTTTTGATGACTTTACGTTTGACTTTACTTTTGCCCTTGTCTGTCATTGCCTTCGTCCTAAAATATTTTATTTAACTTATTATAGCACCAATAAATCACCTATAAAATAATTATAAAGCTCATTAAAAATTAGTTGACTACCTCATTAATTATGGTATCATTGGGACAACTTAAACAGTAGGAAAATAAAAATAATGACCACACCATTTATAGATAACATACAAAAACAAATTGATGAGTTAAAAAAATTACGTGATGAGATAAGACAAAAACATATAGATGCAAAATTTAAAGCTATGCTTGACGAGTTAGGCGACAGGATTGACAAGGAAACTATCAGAGCAATCAAGGAGGTAATGGCAGATGAACAGAAATAAAATGTTAAAAGTTTTTCGTGATTCAATCGAGGATTTAGAGGAGGTCGTACCAATAAGCAAGGAAGTTTTTTATATGTTATGCGAAGAGTTAGACGACGCACTATGCGACAGAGACTACGCAAAGATTGACGCACTGGACATTGAATATATTACAAGGGCATAAGCATGAACATAGAAGAGTTAGACCAGTTATCAACAAAAAAATTACTTAATGTATTGCGTGACACTGAAATGCTTCTTGCACAATTAGTTGCAGAGACAAGATACAGGCTTGTAAAAAGTGAAGAGTTAAACGATACCCTCACTGATGAGTTAGACATAACACATAAAGGTTAACAATGGCGGCATCAGTACCGAAGTACCCAAACAGTTTAGAGAACATTACTAATCGAGAGTATAAAATATTTTCTATTGCTTTAGATATCGCTATCAACATTGGCAAACTAAGTGTTGCCAAAGGTAATAGCAAAGAAAAAATAACTGAAATGAATACAAGATTAATAAAAATACTAGATGAGTCTCTTGCTAAACACACCACAAGAAAAATAAAAAGGGGTAGACCTAATGCAGTTTTGGATTGAATACGTTGTCGAGAACCAAACAGCAAAGGAGTTAATCGACACGTTAGAAGATGAAACCTTTGACGATGTTGTTTGCATGACGCTGCTTGATGCTACGGGCGATGAGGCTGCGCAGATATCAGAAATTGAATTAGAAGAGATCTTAATTGCTGCGCTTGAAATTTTATTGAAAGGTCGAGAGATAAGTAGCGATTCATTATTAAATATTTGCACCAAGTACAGCACTAACCCTTATGAATTAATAGACGAGGGGATTATTTTAGAGTGGGAAGGTAATTTTTATGAGGGTGAAGAATGAGAAAAGATAACGAGCTACTAAAAGAAGTAAACAAGCTAGAACAAAACAAATTTGATTATAAATTCTGCATAATTTCAATAGTTATTAGCTTAATAATTATACTATGTTTCTATATAAAAGGATAAGTAATGCTAAATAAAATAATAATAATCGGTAATTTAGGTAAAGACCCCGAGCTTAGACAGCTACCTAGCGGCGGCAACGTTGCTAACTTAACTGTAGCAACAAGCGAGAGCTGGAAAGATAAAGCAACGGGCGAAAAGAAAGAGCAAACAGAGTGGCATCGAGTAAATTTTTTCGGACCCGTCGCTGATATCTGTGGCAAGTGGTTAAAGAAAGGTGGCAAAGTTTACATCGAGGGTTCAATTCATACTAGAAAATGGAAAGACAACGACGGCCAAGACAGATACAGCACAGAAATTAAAGGTCGCGACATGAAAATGCTGGGCGATGTACCTAAGCAACAAGCTGCAAGCAACAGTCCGGTAACTCCGGCAAGTTCACAACAAGCACAGCAATTTGACGACGACGTGCCTTTTTAATGGATTTATATATAAAAGATAAAGTGGGGTTTAGAATGCCTGCACATGACAAAGAAAAAAGGTGCGTTACATGTAAAGAAATTTATCATTTACATATGTTTAGAGAAAATAAAACTTGTAACGTTTGCGTAAGAAAAGATAAAAGGGAAAAATACCGCTCGGCTCACCCTAAAGAAATTGGCGCGCGAGCAATTTTAAAGATTGCTTTAAAGTCTGGGCATCTAATAAAGCAGCCTTGCGAAAAGTGCGGGGCTATTAGTAATGTGGATGGGCATCATCCTGACTATGAAAAACCATTAGATATTATTTGGTTATGCAGAGCGCATCACATGCAAGAGCATTCAAGGCTTAAGTTATTAAGCGATGGCAATGCATAACCCTGTGCATAACACCGAACAAACTATGCTAGCCCTACATTCTAGGGGCTGGCAACTCCTGCTCATCCTGTGCATTATTCCAGTGACTAATCAAATAAGAACCAATCAGAATTAATGGCGCGGCCAAGAACTCATAAAAAATGAGGGCTGGATAAGTAAAGATAAGAGTTACACTTGATATCAACAGAGCAATAAGCAACTCTTTTAAATCATCATTTATAAAATCCATCATACACACCCCCATTTTTAACAGGATATATATATTATAGCTTATCTCTCATAGCTTTCAATGCTGCCGCCCCCTTACTTGTGACTTGTGGATCATGTTCAGGCTTGTTTAATAGCTTTGGTAGCTCTCGCAATGGCTCACCTGCTGCAAACATTTTCAACGTTAAGTCATAGTTAGAATAAAACATGTCCTTCATTTCTTTAATTTGGTATGACCCTGTGGCCATGTTAAGCGCCCGTGAGCCTGTTTGATACCAAGTATGATAAACTACTGCATGACTCCACGTTTCGCCCGTAGCGGCAGGATGTGACCGCTTAATCGCTTCGTTGTATGCTTCAAGGTAAGTTGGTACGCCCATTGATGTTAGTTTAGGTTGGCAATATTCTATAAACTCACCTACCGAGGGTGGAAACCTATCGCCAGAATCTCTGCAAACGTCTAGCCCTTCCTCAATTTGTGACTGCTTATTAATTTTATGTTTAATAAAAGCAATCATCCATTCATTTTTAGCACCATCAAAAGATTCTTGAGTTGGCCAAGCCTGTTTATATGCTGGGTGTATACTCATAAGACGTATAAATAAATCATTTATTAGCTCAGCACTTACAACTTTAAAATTATTTGAATGCACTTCTTCAACATCATCATTTTTTTTAAGGCCGTCTTTGATTATATCGCTCACATTTCTCACTTAAAAGCCCCCTCAATCCAATCAGTATTTTTAGTGTCAATCACTGTAGCTTTATTGTTATGACTATTGCCTTGCTTATAGTTTTCTATCCACTCAATCTTAAGGTACTTCCAGCCACACTCAACCAT